ATTTTCTACAGGTGTTTATACAGCAAATGATGAATGGGAAATTGAAGTATCAGGATTAAACCATACTGCAGGTAGTGGTATTGAAACAATACAAATGAAAAGGAGATAGGTATGCCATATCATAAAGGAAAAAAGAAAAAGAAAAGAAAAAAAGCACCTGCAGGATATCATTATATGCCTAATGGCAAATTGATGAAAAATGGAATACATAAGAAAAAGAGAAAATAATGCATCAAGATAGAAAGAAAAGATTGTTAAAAAAATATGGATTAAAAGGTGTCAATAAACCTAAAATGACACCAAAGCATAAAAAAAGCAAAGCTATAGTTTTAGCACAGTCTGGACATCAATTGAAAGTAATTAGATTTGGTGCACAAGGTATGGGTCATAATTATTCTGCTGCTGCAAGAAGAAGTTTTAAAGCAAGACATGCCAAAAATATTAAAAGAGGAAAAATGTCTGCAGCATACTGGGCAGATAAATTTTTATGGAATCCACAAGGCAGCAAGAGGAATCCCCCAAAATCACAAAAGCAAGTATTTGGTAGAAAGAGGAAATAATGGCAAGAGTTGAATTTGAAAATATATTTAAAACAAGAGTATTAGATAATGTTCACAAGCTTATCAAACAAACAATACCAAGTGTTCCTTTATTTTATGATGAACACAAAGGGCAAGAAAGTTTTTTAATTAGACCAGTATCTGATACTTTTGTTGATTATGCAAGTAATGCACATATAAGAACTTATATCACAGAAATTAGTTTTGAGATACATAGTGGCTCAGAATTTACTCGTGATAAAGATGTACAACGATTAACAGATAAAGCAGAACTTGTAAAAAGAATCTTTTTTAACAATCGTGACTTAGAGGCACTTGGAGTAACTGAGTGGTTCAATGCAAAAGTCACAGATATCGTTTATGAAAGAGACACAGACGATACAGAAAGAGAAAGATTTGTAATGACTTTAGAATGTAATGTAAACGAGGTGGTATAATGAAATATAAACATGTTAAAGGATTACAATATCACAAGCCAAGATTCTTAGGAATTGACAAAGTAAAATATAATGCTTTGTTAAATGGTGATGATGTTGTATTAAATGAAAAAGAGGCTGAGGATTTACTCTCTAATGGAGTGAAGATTAAGCCAGTAGAAAAAAAGATAAAAAAAGAGGAGAAGTTAGATGGCTAAAGTATATGGAAAGAGCCAATATAAAATTGGTCTTTATCATAAGAATGGAAGTGCTTTCGGTACTGATGCAGCAGTAGGAAATACTTACAAATTGTTGCCTGTCATAAATGTATCATCTCCAGTCCTCAATCTAATTGAAAGTGGAGAGATACGAAGTAACAATGCAGGTATGATTGAAACTGATTTAGACCAGTTTAGAACAAGAAAAGGTGGATTTGTTACACTTGATTTTGAAGTTCCTGCAGAAAGAGGGTTTCTTTCAAGAATGGTAGCAAATGTATTACAAGACCACAGTGAGTCAGGTAGTTCACCTAATTTTGTGCATACAGTACAAGCATCATCAAGTGCAGCATTATCAAGACCTGATTTTGATGCTACTTCATCAGCAGGTATTCCGAGTCTGTTTGATATTGCTTTGTATGGTGCAGCAAGTGGTGAGGATAAACTAATGACAAGTGCAGTTCTACAAAGTTTAACCATGAATTTTGACATGGCAGATGGTAGATTGTTACTCAGTGGAACTTTTTATTCAGGATTTGCAAACAATGGATTCAAAGTTGGTCAAACAGTATCTGCAGCACCAAATTTAGTTTCAACAAGTCCAACACAAATTGAAAGTTATTTTGACACAAAACAACTTGATGTGAATGGAAGTGCAACTGAATTAGTTCTTACAGGTGTTTCTTTTACAATAGAAAACAACTTAGCAAGAGTTGGTAGAGCAGCAGATGGAGATGCAGAAAACTATGCATTTGGTATACCTTCAGTAAATATTACTGGAGAGATATCATTTATGTATGATGAAAACTTCAATGATGGTGCAAACAATGTATTACAGGATTTCTTAGATGGTGATACTGCGACACTTACATTGAAACAAACAACAGATGGAACAGTGGATGCTGCAGGTGAGATGTCAATTGTTGCTGAGATTTATTCAACAGCAGTTAATTATGACTTAAATGCAGACACAGGTGCTATAATCACAATACCATTTAAGGTAGTACAACCTACTGCAAGTGGTGAGGCAAATGGTACAGCATTTGAATTTAAACACTGTGATGGTATATCTAATTCAAGTTGGTAAGGGGGATTAAATGAAGGTTAAAATGTTTGATAAAGATTGGGAAGTAAAAGACCTAAAATATAAAGAGAAAAGACAGTTATGGAAGTTAAGTATCATGGCTTTTGATGATAAAGGTCAAGCTAATCAGTCTAAATACTATGACTTGTTAAACGAGGTAGAATTAGTTTCAGGATTATCTGAAAAAGACTACTTTAAAGATGATAAGTCACCATTAAGTATGGCTGAGATTGACTTGCTATTACAAGAAGTCTTTTCTAATTATATGGGTCTAAACCCAAAAGGCTAATAGGACTTTGTGCTTATGTGTGGTTTTCTCAATTGGGATTTCCACACATAACTTTAGAATTTCCATACAGGAGGCAAAGTCCTGCCACAAAAGAAGTAAAAATGTATGAAAATATAAATGATGTTTGGGATGACATACATTTATTAGTAGACAAGTGGGGAGACAATAAATATTCTTTAGGTAGAAATCTATATTTTCATTTACCACTTTTCATGAATCCAAAATGGATAATTGATGATAGTGACCAACTTTTACTTCGTGAATATAGCTGGATAAAAGAGTTTAATATACCTTTGGCAAATACATTAGATGAAGTAGATGCACATAAATTGGAAGTATTTGACTCTATAAAAAATGAGATTAATGAAATAAAACTTTATATGAGTGAGCAAAATGGCAGATAGAAAAATAAGATTATTAGTTCAAGCAGAAGTTAAAAAAGCTATCAATGATTTAGATAGGCTGGAAAGACAAACAGATGATAATGTAGATTCAGCTAATGAATTATCATCTACTTTTAAAACTCTTTTTGGTGCAGCAGTATTAGGTGCAGGTGCAAGAAGTGTTATTCAAACAGCAAGTAATTTTGAAAGTTTAAGAACAAGGCTTGTCGCTTTAAAAGGCAGCACTGAGGAAGGTGCAAAGGCTTTTAACCAATTTACACAGATAGCAGCAACGACACCATTCCAAGTTCAAAATGTTGTTGAGGCAGGGGCTACACTTGAGGCATTTGGTGTAAGTAGTGAGGAGTCGTTGAAATCTATCGCTGACTTAGCAGCATTTATGGGAACAGATATCGTAGATGCAGCAGCATCATTTGGTCGTGCTTTCGCAGGTGGTGCAGGGGCAGCAGATGTACTGAGAGAACGAGGTATATTAACACTGATTAAAGATGCAGAAGGTATTGAGGATTTATCCAAATTAACTTTACCTGAGTTTAGGGCAGCATTAGAAAGAGCAATGACAGACCCTGATGGTAAGATTGCAGGTGCTACTGATTTGTTAGCACAAACATTCAGTGGTAGAATATCTAACATGCAGGATGCTATAGATAGACTTCAAAATGCTATTGGTGAAAGATTTTTAAAACAATTAGGACAAGTTGCAATTCGTATTGGTGAGGTCGCAAATAATGCTGCGACATTTGTCAGTGAATTAAGTGATGAAACAATACAAAGAATACAGAGATTGGGATTGATAGTTGGTGGATTAACCACAGCATTTGGTTTATATAGAACTTCAGTTATTTTAGCCAACATATCAACAAAAGCACTCAAGAAAACATTAGGTGTTGGTTTACTAATCGCAGCCATTGAATTGACAATTACAGCATTTAATGCATTAAAAGAAAAAACACTTGAGATAGAAAGAGCAAATCTTACTTTACAATTAAGTTATTATAAACTTCGTGAGGCTATAGCACTTCGTGAAGGTAAAAGAGTAGAGTTTGCAGAACAAGTCAATGAAATAGAACAAAAACTGTTAGAGAATGCAAAACTAATAGAAGAAAGTAAGAATGCAGCACTTGGCATTGATAAACAGTCTAATGAAGAAAAAACTAAAACTATTGAATTGAGCGAAGAAGAACTTGAACTACAAAGACAAAAAGAGTTACAAGAAAAATTAAATAATGACTTAAAAGCAAAAGAAGTATCATTTGATAAAGAAATAGTAAAAGAAAGAAAATCTGCTTTAAGTACATTAGAACAATCTATCAAAAGTGGTAGATTAAACATGGCATCAGGTAAAGAAATTCTAAAAAACCTATTAATTGAAATTGCAAGTTTGAAAATTAAATTGGCAATTGAAAAACAAATTACCAAACAAAAAAGAGCACAATCTGTTGCAGGTAGTGTTGGTGGAGGATTTT